GCGCCGCCACGAACACAGGCGACTGGAGCGTCGCCACGAATACGGGCTACCAGAGCGCCGCCACGAATACGGGCGACCAGAGCGCCGCCACGAATACGGGCGACTGGAGCGCCGCCACAAACACGGGCAACCAGAGCGCCGCCACAAACACGGGCGACCGGAGCGCCGCCACGAACACGGGCTACCGGAGCGCCGCCACGAACACGGGCGATTGGAGCGCCGCCACGAACACGGGCAACCAGAGCGCCGCCACAAACACGGGCAACTGGAGCGCCGCCACGAACACAGGCGACTGGAGCGTCGCCACGAATACGGGCTACCAGAGCGCCGCCACGAATACGGGCGACTGGAGCGTCGCCACGAATACGGGCTACCAGAGCGCCGCCACGAATACGGGCGACTGGAGCGCCGCCACGGTTGGAGGAGCGGAAAACATTGCGGTCGTTACCGGGTATGGCAGCAAAGCGAAAGGTGCTGTCGGCTGTTGGCTGGTGCTCACGGAACGTGATGAAAAAATGCACATTTTAGGCGTTCAGGCTGTTTGCGTAGATGGAGAAACCATCAAAGCGGATACGTTTTATATGCTGAAAAACGGCGCGATTATAGAGGTGGATGAATAATGAAAGACAAGAAGCTGTTTCAGAGCCTGCTTGATCTGGTTCTTGAAAAGCAGGACAGCGAAGTGAACGCAAGCATTGACATGAATGTTTCCACATTGGGATGTACAGCTTCGGTTTGGCTGATGAATGTCGAAGACAAAAAGATCACTGGGGCGAAGGAATATTATACCCGCACTGGTGATGGGCTGTGGGCGAAAACGAAAGACGGAAAAACGGAAATCGTGCGTGACGAGGACGTCTTGGAGGCGCTGCGCAATGCGTGATACTATTACCGGATGCCCTGAGCGAGCGTTAGAGCCGCCGGAGAGGGCAGATCAGGAGCGGCTTAACCGGTTGCAGGATATGCGCGAGGCGGAAACAGCTATCGGGCTGTATCTGGAGGATTACAAACACCTATTCAGCATCGAGATTAAGAACTTCTTGCTTGATTTACGGATTGCTGTGCAGGACTTTGAACAGGAGGACGAACCATGAATTTATACGAATTGACGCAGGAATTTGCGACTGCAATGCAGGCTATCACGGTAGACCCGGAGACCGGCGAGGTCAGCGGCTTTGAGGCTGTAGACGGTCTAGATGCGGCGTTTGAGGACAAGGCCGAAGCGTATGCCGTCACCATCAAGAACCTTGACGCGGAGGTTAAGGCGCTCAAGAACGAGCGCGACAACCTCAAAGCGCGAGAGGATGCGACCAAGAAGCGCATGGAGTACATGAAGCAGCACCTTGCGGATAGCATGCTTGCAGTCGGCAAGGACAAGATCAGCACGGCCAAGGCGGCGCTGTCGTTCCGCAAGAGTATGCAGGTGAACATTACGAGCGACGTAATGGTTCCGGACGACCTGTGCAAGGTGGTTATCGACCGCAAGCCGGACAAGACGGCAATCGGCAAGCTACTGAAATCCGGTGAGGCCGTACCGGGCGCGGAGCTGGTAGAAAACATGAATTTGCAGGTGAAGTGATATGAACATCAGGTTGCTTAATGCAGACGAGATCGAGTGCCGCGTAGCGCAGGTGTCAAAGTCTCAGTATGGCGTATCGTGTTCGTTGCTACTTTACAAGGACGCACGTTGCGATATGTCCATTCTGGACGAGGTGTACGGTCAGACAAACTGGAAGCGCGAACACGTTATCATCGACGGTCGGCTTTACTGCAATGTCTCTGTCTGGGATGCAGAAAAAGGACAGTGGGTTGTAAAGCAGGACGTAGGAACGGAAAGCAATACCGAGAAGGAGAAGGGACAGGCAAGCGATAGCTTTAAGCGGGCGTGCACCAACTGGGGTATTGGCCGAGAACTGTACACGGCTCCTGTGATTTGGGTTCGGCTCAGGGATAAAGAGTATTCCGAGCAAAACGGCAGAATTAAGTGCAAGCAGTCGTTCCGTGTGCGCAGTATCCAGTATGACAAGCGCAGGATTTCCGGCCTTGTGATTGAGGATGAAAAAGGAGAAGCGCGGTTTGAACTTGTACCGCCGCCGGTCGAACTGACCGAAGTCCAGAAGAAAGCAAAACGCGTAAAGCAGCTGCTTTATGATATCAGCGGCAAAGATGCGGATACATCGTCTAAACTGTGGCGTGAGCAGTACCAGAAGGACGAAAACGACATTGTAAAGATGAATGCTGCGATTTTGGAGCTTGAACCGAAGTGGAACGCTATCAAGGCAGAACAGCACAAGGCGGTGCAGAATGACGCATGAATTCGATCGTGCGCAGGTAGTGCACAATGACCTCGGAAATTGGTTGTGTATTCACATCAGCAATGCACCTATGGCACGAGTTGAGTGCGAAAAACTCAAAGCTGGTAAGGTGTATACCGCCAAGATCGCGCCTAAGCAGGAAAGACGAGACCTTGACGCAAATGCGATGTACTGGGCGCTGTGCGGAAAACTGGCTAAGGCCATGGGTGAACCACCGGAGTGCATTTACAGACGACATATCAAAGACATTGGCAACTATGAAGTACTGTGTATGCAAACACGGGCAGTAGCGAGTTTCGGTCAAAAGTGGACGAGTAACCATATCGGAAGGTTTATTGAAACCAGAGCGTCGAAAATCAGCGGATGCACAACAGTGCTTGCGTATTATGGTTCAAGCGATTTTGACAAGCGGCAAATGTCACAGTTGATTGACAACTGCATTCAGGATTGCAAAAACGCCGGAGTGGAAACCGCGTCACCCAGCCTGTTAAGCGAGTTGAAAGACGAGTGGGAAACCGGAAGAAAGGAACGCGGCGTATGAGGTTTAACAGCTACAAGCGCGTTATGCCGGGGTACTGGAAAACCGGCTATCGCTTCGCCTGCTGGGCACGAAATCACAGCGGATGGGCGAAGATGAAGAAGGACTACAGACGAAGGGCAAAGCGCAGGCTGGAACGTGCGGCGAGAAAGGACATGGAAGAATGAGACGGCAGACCAAGTTTACCGGCATTAGTCCGGCGGTATGGAAGGAATGCTACGACCGGGACGGCGGTATTTGCCGCCACTGCGGAAAGGGCGGCGTGTTACAGGCGGCGCATTACGTCAGCAGAGCGCGCGGCGGCATGGGGATTCCGACGAATTTAGTCATGCTGTGCCCGGAGTGTCACCGAGAGGCAGACCAGGGCGACGGCAAGGAAATCAAGGAGGAAATGCGGGAGTACCTCGAAAGCATGTATCCGCTGTGGAGTGAGGAAAACCAGAAGTATACCAAGGAGACAGGGAGATGAAAGTTGATTTAGAAAAATATCGGGAATACATCGAAACCCGGATTGCGGAAGGCGCGAGCTTGCGAATGCTTGAGAACGAAATCGGAATTGAGCGACAAAAACTCTCAAGAGAGATGAAAAAAGCAGGCATGAGAGTTCCTACGCGAATTGAAAGCGTAAAATTCCTGTGGAAAAATCATAAACATCCGCACATTGGGAAAACCGGTAGCTTGTGCCCGACGTACGGACGCAAGATGTCAGATGAAACCAAACAAAAGCTGAGAGAAGCAATGGCTGGAGATAAAAATTATCACTGGTCCGGAGGAAGAAAGAAACACTCAAGCGGGTATATTCTTGTATATCGACCAGACAACCACTTAGCAGATAAACACGGGTTTGTGCTGGAACATAGGCTTGTAGCTGAACAGAAATACGGAAGAAAGCTGACATCTTCGGACATTGTACATCACATTGACGGCAATAAGACAAACAACAATCCAGAAAATATCGTGGTTCTGACCCGATCAGAACATGCGAAATTGCATAATGGATTGAAAAAATGCAACAAACGGAGGAATACAAGTGCTTAACAAGATCGTTTTACAAGGAAGATTAACAGATAATTTGGAATTGCGACACACGCAGTCTAATACGGCTGTAGCAAGCGGTACGATTGCGGTACAACGCAGCAGAAAGGATAACAACGGAGAATATCAGAGTGACTTCTGTTCCGTTGTCCTGTGGAGCAAGCTGGCAGAGCACGCAAGCACATGGTTCCACAAGGGCGATATGTGCATTGTTTCCGGCCGTTTGGAAAGCCGTGACTGGCAGGACAAGAACGGCAATAAGCGTCGCTCGTGGGAAGTGCAGTGCGAAAGCATCGACTTCTGCGGCGGCAAGAGCGAGGGCAAGCCGAAGGAGAACAGCGATTTTGCGGATATGCTGGATGAAGATTCGGACGTTCCGTTCTGAGGTGATGGGGAATGAACGGGCACATTAAGCTGCACCGTGCACTTACGGAGTGGGGATGGTACAAAGACCTCCCCACCTGCAAGTTATGGTTGCACGTCCTGTTGAGAGCTAATTACAAGGCTTGTGAGTGGCAGGGTATAGAAATACCTCGCGGTGCGTTTGCGACCAGTTACGCGGCACTCTCGGCGGAAAGCGGACTGTCTGTGCAGCAGGTAAGGACGGCGCTCGGCAAGCTGAAAAAGACCGGCGAAATCACGGTGGAAACCAATCGGCACTACACCGTGGTTACTGTCAGCAAGTATGACGAGTACCAAAGCTGCGAGCGGGACGAAGTGCCGGAACCGGCAAAATGTCCGCCGAAGCCTAAAGCGCCAAAGCCAGAAAAGCCAAAAGAGCCGGACTGGACGGAACGGTTTAACGAACCGGTACGCTCAGCGGTCGAGGATTGGCTCAGATACAAAGCTGAACGCAGGGAAGGGTACAAGCCAACAGGATTAAAAAGCCTGCTCAGTGCCATTGAGAACCGCGTAAAGCAGAACGGCGAACAGGCAGTAGCCGAGGTTATCCGGCTGAGTATGTCGCAAGGTTGGAAGGGTATCATTTGGGACAGAATCGGAGATAAGCCGAAGAAACCCAAAGCGGATGCGCCGATGTTTAACGGTGCGCCCGCCGCCAGTGACTGGGAAAATGAGTGGGCGGCACGAGTGAAAGCCAGCAGAGGTGAAAGATGAAATTTGTAATCAAAGGCCCGCTGCCGGGACTGAATGAGCTGATCGAGGCGGAACGGCGCAACCGGTACTTGGGCGCACAGCTCAAGAAGAAGTGCGAAACCGTTGTGATGCACGCGGCAAGACAGCTCGGAAACGTGGAATTTGAGGAGCCGGTGTATATGATTTACCGGTGGTATGAAAAAGACCGGCGACGGGACAAGGACAATATTTGCGCGTTTGGCAGAAAGGTTATTCAGGATGCGCTAGTGAAAGCGAGGTATTTGTCGAACGACGGTTGGAAGAATATCCGAGGGTTTGAAGATCACTTTGAAGTGGATGCGAAGAATCCGAGGATTGAAGTGGAGATATACGGGAGGGACGAGCAGGATGAAGTGTAAGTTTTGCGGGGAGCCGGTTACGGTCGCGCAGAGGAGAATAAGCGATGGAAGCAGTTCGCAAGCGTAAATCTCCGCCGCTCGGCAAGCGCACCTGGACACCGGAGGATGAAAACTATCTGGCAGAGAAGTGGGGCTATGCATCGGTGCCCGCCATCGCGAAGAAATTGAACCGCACGGAGAACGCGGTTGTTGTTCGGGCACAGCGGCTCGGCTTGGGAGCTGTGCTGATGGCAGGCGGGTACGTCACGCTGAACCAGCTGCTCGCCACAGTGACAGGAAGGGAACGCGGCAAAACCTACCAGCGCAAAAGCTGGGTAGAGAACCGTGGCCTGCCGGTGCACCGAAAGAAAGTCCGCCAGTGCAGCTTTTCTGTGGTCTATCTAGAGGAGTTCTGGGAATGGGCGGAGCGCAACCGCAGTTTCCTCGACTTCTCGAAAATGGAGCCGCTGGCACTCGGCTGGGAACCGTCGTGGGTCGCAGAGCAGCGCAAAAAAGATTACCGCGCCTGCGCGATCCAGCGCAAGGATCCTTGGACGGCAGACGAGGACAGCCGCCTTAAAATGCTGCTCAGTCAGCACAGATATACATGGGCGGAGCTGTCGGAACTGCTGCACCGTACAACTGGTGCGATCCAGCACCGGTGCCGGGACCTCGGCATTAAGGACAGACCGGTTAAGGCAGATAACCACGGAAAAAGCGCAATGTGGACAGATAACGACTATGCAGTTCTGGCGGACGGTATCCGTCACGGTGACAGCTACATGGCAATCGGACAAGCGCTCGGAAAGTCGGAAAAGGCGGTGCGCGGCAAGGTCTACACGGTGTATCTGACCGAAAACGCGGATAAGGTGCGCGAATATATGGGCGATGGTCCGTGGGGAGCCGGTGCGCCGGAGCCGAAAGTCAAGCAGGCGGTGTACCTGTCCACCACGAGAACAGAGGTGCGCAAGCAGCTGTCATATCTCGCGGGTCTACTGCGGAAACGGGCGAATGACCTGGGCTACGATCCGTATTGGCAGCGTTTTA